TGCACAGGTTGCAACAGCAAAACTTAATGACCAACCCAAACCAGTTATTCCTAGGTATATTGGTGAATGTTTCCTGAAGATTGCAAACCATCTATCATATAAACCTAACTTCGTGAACTACATGTTCAAGGATGATATGATTTGTGATGGTATCGAGAACTGTGTAAGATATATTCATAACTTTAGTCCTGAGAAGTCAAAGAATCCCTTTGCATACTTCACTCAGATTATCTACTATGCTTTCCTGAGAAGGATTTCTCAAGAGAAAAAGCAACTAGAAATTAAAAACAAGATTCTTGAGAAGAGTGACTTCGATGAGGTCTTTGATTCCAATGAACTTGACAGTGGTAACTACTCTGACTATAATTCGATAAAGGACGCAGTTCATCAAAAATTAAGAGGTGGTTGATTATGAATGGGAGTCTTGATCCAGAAGAGCGTATTCTAGATGAGCCAACTATCAATGAACTAGTTGCTGGTTATGTTGAAAAACTTGGTTGGTCCGTAGATGACGAGATTACTGTAGAACTTGGTGGTACTCAAGTTTCAGGTATTGATGTTGGTGAAGAGTACAACAGAAAGTGGCAGTCACCTATCGGTACTCGTAAGTACAATAAAGATTGTTTCATCGTTATTAAAAATCAATCTCGTAGAGATTTGACTGGATCTCTCCCTATGGATAGGGAACACAAACCTCAACACCCATATACCCCTGGTGAACCACAAGATATTGTTGTCAATCTAGATGGTGGTGTTGGTGGGTCTTGGGAAGTTAAAGAAGAATGAAGATAGGAATTATCAGCGACACACACTATGGTGCTCGTAAAAACTCTAAACTCTTTCATGATTACTTTGAAAAGTTTTATCGAGATGTCTTCTTTCCTACTCTGGAAAAGGAAGGTATCGACACCGTAGTACATATGGGTGATGCATTTGATAGTCGTAAGGGTATTGAATTCAAAGCACTAAAGTGGTCCAAGAGAGTTGTGTTCGACCCTCTTAAAGAAAGAGGTATCAAGATGCATCTTATGGTTGGTAACCATGATGCATACTACAAGAACACAAATGAAGTTAATGCAGTAGACCTTCTACTGAAAGAATATGATAATGTTGAGGTTTATTCTTCTCCTACAGAGGTGTCTTTGGGTAATCTCAAAACTCTCTTCATTCCTTGGATCAATGAAGATAACCAAAAAGAAACAAACAAGATCATTAGTAAGACCAAGTGTCCAGTCGCAATGGGACATCTTGAACTCAATGGATTCAAAGTCAACAACCAAATCGTCATGGACCATGGTCACGACAGTAGATCCTTTGATAAGTTCAAAAAAGTATTCTCGGGACATTATCACACTCGATCCGACAATGGGACCGTTTATTATCTCGGTAATCCCTATGAAATGTTCTGGAGTGATGTCAAAGATGCCAGAGGTTTCACTCTTTTTGATACAGAATCTCTAGAACATACTCCAGTCAACAATCCTTACAGATTGTTCTATAACATCTACTACGAAGATACCGATCATCAAACATTCAATACTACAGAGTATGAGAATAAGATCGTCAAGGTCATCGTAAGAAAGAAAAGTGACATCAAGAAGTTTGAAAAATTCATTGACAAACTTTATTCAACCGGTGTTGCAGACCTTAAGATTGTAGAGAACTTTCAACTCATCGAGAGTGAAGAGTTTGAAGCAGAAGAATCAGAAGACACTATGTCTATCTTGAGTAGATATATTGACGAGTCTGAAACTGAGTTAAATAAACCATTAATTCAATCCCTGATAAAAGAAATATATCAGGAAGCATGTGAGGTTATTTGATGCATATTATCACAGTCGTAGGTAAGGAAAAAGAAGGAGCATATTCTGTTATTGATGAAGATGGAGAACAGGTTCTCTACATCTTTATGGAAGAGGATGATGCCACAAGATACTCTATGCAATTAGAAGAACTTGGTTATCCTGAAATGACTGTGTTAGAAGTAGATGATGAAGTGATGATAAAAACTTGTGAAATGCACGATCACCGTTACACTGTGATCACCCCCAACGACATTGTAATTCCACCTGACGAAGAATATGATAACCTTTAAGAAAATCTCCTGGGCTAATTTTTTAAGTACTGGTAATCAACCAACCGAAGTTATTCTTGATGGGACTGCAACTACCCTAATCATTGGAGCCAATGGTGCGGGTAAGTCAACTATTCTTGATGCATTGACATTCGTCCTGTATGGAAAGTCATTCCGTAAGATCAACAAGTCACAACTCATCAACTCTACAAATGAGAAGAGTTGTTTGGTTGATATCGAGTTTGATGTCAACAGTGTGGAGTGGAAGATTCAACGTGGTATCAAACCAAACATCTTTAAGATTACTCGTAACGGTGAAGAGTTAGACCAATCACATTCTGCAATTGATCAACAGAAGTGGTTGGAACAAAATGTTCTCAAGATGAACTACAAGAGTTTCACGCAGATTGTGATTCTGGGTTCTTCTACCTTTGTTCCCTTTATGCAACTACCTGCATCTAGTCGTAGAGAAGTTGTAGAAGATCTTTTGGACATTAAGATCTTTTCATCGATGAATGATCTAATCAAATCTAAGATTCGTATTATTCGTGAAGAGACAAAGACTCTACAGTTGAAGAAAGAATCTATTCAAGATAAAGTTGATATGCAAAAAGACTTTATCGAGAAACTTGAGAGTCAAAGTAAGGAAGACATTACTGCCAAGACTAATAGTATTGACTCTATCAATACTGAAATTGAAACTCTATTCAAGAAAAGTTTAGTTGAAGAAGATAGACTTACCGAACTCAATAAATCCTTAGAAAAATTTGAAGGAGTCCAACAAAGACTTCGTGAGTTTGGTAGTGTAAAAGGTAAACTGTCACAACGTATACAAACTATTGTTAAAGAACATAAATTCTTCAGTGAAAATACGGTTTGTCCTACCTGTGATCAAGATATTGAGGAGTCTTTTCGTGTAAATAGAATTAGTGATTCTCAAAATAAAGCAGAAGAGTTGCGTGAGGGGTATGAAAAACTCCAAGAGGCAATTAAAGACGAAGAGTTGCGGGAATCACAATTTAATCAACTTACCAAGGAAACAACAAAAGTACTTAATGAAATTTCTTCTTTCAATGTACAGATCTCTAGCTTACAGAAACAGGTTAGGGGACTGGAATCAGAAATTCAAACTGTTACCAGTCAGATCCAGAACAGAAATACTGAACATGAAAAGTTAGAAACCTTAAGAAGTACCCTTGATCAAACATATGATGAACTTACCAAAAGGAAAGAGAATATTTCCTACCATGATTTCGTATACAGTCTTCTTAAAGACGGTGGAGTCAAGGCAAAGATTATTAAAAAGTATCTTCCACTCATCAATCAACAGGTAAATAATTACCTTCAGATGATGGACTTCTACATTAATTTTTCATTGGATAGTGAATTTACCGAGACGATTGAATCTCCGATTCATGAAGATTTTTCCTACGCATCTTTCAGTGAAGGTGAGAAGGCCCGAATAGATTTGAGTTTGATACTCACTTGGAGAGAGGTGGCTAGAATTAAAAACTCTGTCAATACTAACTTGATGTTGCTTGATGAAGTTTTTGACTCTTCTCTCGACACTACTGGAAGTGATGAGTTGATGAAGATTATTAGATACGGCTTACCAAATACTAATGTAGTTGTCATATCTCATAAAGAAGGTATGGAAGATAAGTTTGATAGAATACTACAATTTGAGAAGGTGAGAGGATTTTCTAGGATAAAACCTACTAAATAGTTAGGTTAGATGAGGTATTAGTGGGATTTATATACAAGATTACCAACAATGTAAATGGTAAATTCTATATCGGGAAGACAAGTAGGACTATTGGCTACAGATTTTCTACACATAAATCTGCCTCTGTTTCTCCAAAAGATTTTTTTCACAGAGCCTTAAAGAAATATGGTGTAGAAAATTTCAGTATTGTTTGTATCAAAGAAGTAAGAGAAGATGACGATATAAATGAATTGGAGAAACTTTATATTGGTTGGTTGAAACCTCAATATAACCTGAAAGAAGGTGGTGAGGGTGGACTACACTCTGATATGTCAAGAAGAAGAATGAGTGAATCTCAGACTGGTGTGACTAGACACCATACACCAGAAAATAGAAAGAACACTAACCAAAAGATTAGTAACTCAAACAAAGGAAAAAACACTTGGATTAAAAATAGGAAGTGGTGGAATAATGGAGTTGAATGTAAATATCAAGAAACTCAGCCAGAAGGATTTGTGAGAGGTAGATTACCAAAACATAAGAGAGGATTGACACCGGGACTGGAGAGAGGGACTAAACTCAATATATCTAACGAAGAGAGGGAAAGGAGGAGAGAGTGGATGAAAACCATGAAAAATTTAAAGGTTTCTCTAGAAAAGTGTAGTTAGATTACAAATATACAAATGTTAGTAAACTAACACAAAGTAGACTATATAATACAGTGATACGGAGATTATTATGAAAGACCTTTTATCACGGAACGAACTAGCATCTTGGCAATGGGACGAAAAAGCAACTAGTGAGGAAACACAAGATCAAGTCACGGATTATTTTCAATGCATTTCAGATTGTGAAATCATAGACAGTACAGCAAGGAGGTTCTGTAGACACATTCTTACCGAATAAAAAAACAATCAAGGAGTTTAAAACCGAGGTCCCCTTCACCTAATAAGTGGAGGGGATTGGTCTATGTGCCAATAATAGAACTGTACGACCCGTCCATTTTTT